TGACAAAAGCAACTTGCTGACGACGAACCCAATAGTCTGCGACGCGAGATTGGATAGCAGCGGCAGGGTCATCACCTGACATCAACTTTGCAAGCTGAGTTGCGGTCCAAGAGTTGTTACGCTCAAGACGAACAGCGACTTCTGTGAGAGTACCGATTTTGTTTGGATCGGGATCAACCACGCCACCGGTGAAGGTGTTGCGAACGCTTTCGTTAGATACGCGCTCTTCGTCGTTGTCGAGGTCGTCGTAAGACGGCATATTGAAAGTGAGACCGCCACCGTTGAGCAGAGCCGCCATGTCACTATCAGAGACTACGGCACCAGAACGAATGAGGCGAGATTTTTCTTCAGTTTCCTGCAAAGCATAGGGAGTGAAGATTTCGGGGACAATGATGTCCGAGATTGAAGTGTGTCCAGAGGCCATTGAAGAGGATCCTTTCCTAAGATGTTCATGGCTAGATAAATTGCTAGTCCCATGACCAGCCGAAGAGAGTTTGTCAAGCACCTCCCATGGAAGCACTTGACAATATATTTACATCACGCTGCAGAAGATTGCAACAGGTTATTTGCTCGGAGCCGGACGAGCACCACCAATAGATGTTCCAGCAGCCGTTGCGAGTTGAACAGCTACTTCTCGGTCTGAATTGATGAGTTGGCCCTGTTGAGTAACGTTCCAGTTATCACCAGAGAATGGATTCTTACCACCGTTGACGCCACCCATACCGCCGCCAGCACCACCACCTGTAGATGTAGGCCACCAGTGAGGACGCTGTTTCTGCATCTCTTGCATGAACTGCTTTACGTCTACTCCAGGAGTAACCCCGTCAGCGTCAGTCTTAACAATCCATTTGCCAGTAGTCTCATCTTTCTCGAGGTAGTCTGCAGCCACGAGTTCAATATCACGAAGGGCTGTGCCATGGACTTTCATCTCAGATGCAATCTTACGAACAACTTCGTTGCGAGAGCCTGTGGTGATAGTTCCGTTCAGCTTGTCGTTGTTTGAAGTCAGCTCACCATTCGCTGTTGTGAGTTCTTCGATCTGCCGTTCCAGAGGTGCAGTTTTCTGCTTCATGCGAGACTCAACGATCTTGTTGATTGCCTCATCATCCAGCTTGCCACCACTCGCAGCTTCCAATTCTTCGACCCGATCCAAGGTAGCTTGAACTTCTGTAGCGTTCATACCTTTGAACGGTTTGAAATCAGCTTTCGTTTTGGCGTGGTCTTCACGCTCTTTACGAAGACCTTCTTGAACACGGTCTATGTCCACTTGGGTTTTCATACCCACTACGCCTGTCAACACGGCTCTGCCATCTTGCTCAGTGTACAGAAATTTAGCATTCGCAGGAACTTCTGCCATTGTTTCGTAGAATAGTTCGATCGGATCCATGTCCGGTCTCCTTTATAGAACGGCTCCATGGCCGCTGTTATTGGGGATCATTCCCCTGTCTTAGCTTTGTTGCGGGCAGACTTTTTATCGCCTGTGTCGTCTCCGGCTGAGTTCTGGCTAGGTCCAGCCCTATCTCCAGTCTCTGGTGTCTTGAAAGGATGATCTTCAGCTTCCTCTAGTTTAGAAGCTGCCATTTCTTCTTCAAAGGTGAGAGCAGTGATTTTGCGCTTGCGAGCAATAGCATGTAGTGAAGAAGCGCTGATTGGGAAGCCCAAGGTGCGAGCAGTTGCCATCTCTACCATCGTCTGACCTGTGAGTGGTGTCTCGCCGAATTCTTTGTTCGGTGTGACTTTTACTTCTTCTGGGTTTAGACCCATCCATTCAGCACACGTCTTAAGGATATCTTCAAGCGCCATAGCGCCAGCGTCTGCGACTTGATTGAGGTCTGCTGTGCGGCTGGCAACACGGATACGCATACTGTCACCGCTCTCACGCTCGCGGCTGGTGCTGTCTAGAGTCTGCGCACCCATAGTACCAGCACGGCTCTCTAGTTTATCAATCGCCTCACGTTGCTCTGTGAGACCTTTACCTTCTACTCCAACAAATTCCGCTGTTGCTCCTAACGGAAGATCTAAGCGAGCACCTGTACCAGTCCGGACAGCCTCTCCTTCGTCTAGTTGAGCTCCAGTAGTAACGAAAGTATCTTGCCCCTGCATGAACAAATTTTGGCGATAATCTGCATCTGACCTAAACAGGGTTAGACAAAGGTTGCTCAAGTCCAAAAGAACTGGATCATCAGGCTCAGCAGTGACATCAACGGAGTTTACAATCACAAACGGAATTTTATTGAGTTCTCTACCTTTGTAGGAAGGTCTCTTCAACTCACTCTCATTAAATGCGCTGTCGCGGAACAATGCTTGGCTGTATGTTCCGATTTGTTGGTTATCGTCAGGTTCACCGAGAATAAGGACTCTGTGTTGGGTTGTGAGATCCCACATGAAGTTATCTTTGCGAATGTAAGTAGTCTCGTCTAAGATCACCATGTTTAGTGAGTCTTTATTGAGATCAGTAGTACCAACGTCCCAATTGATGATACGTTCTGCTCCATATAGAGACAAAATCGGTAAATCTGGTCCAGTGCCAGGAACAAGAGGCAAATCTGCCATAATACCAGTGCGACCAACAAGAAGTTGCTCTGAGTTGATTCGACGGAGGAAGTCTTCAAGTTTTTCACCCTTACTAGAGCGAATGTCTTCCATTCCTTCGGGTAGCTCTATTTTCGGAGGTTGATTGTGCATCATACCAACCGCCATCTGCACAGCTTCGCGAACAAAGTTGTGATAACGAGCTCTTTTCAAATAAGCGGCGTAAGCAGTAGCTCCTGTAGAGTTTGCGTCTTTTCCATAGCCATCCAAAATGTGAGATGAAGTAGCAGGAAGGTATTGAGTATTTCGAGACTTAACTCGCTTCTCACCTTTGTACGTATCACGCATTTGCTTCCAGTCTGGAAGGTGTTCCGAGTAAGAAGGGTGATTTTGAGTGAGAGAATTATCCATAAAGAAGAGCATACCTATATCTAATTGGTTTGACAATCACTTTTTGTCAATGAGCGCCTGTCGTTGTTCCAGAACTTCCGGTTTGCCCAACAGAGCGGATAAAATAGCGAACCTCGTCAGCGACGTGGTCTTCTGCATCAGTGTTTATGTCGTCTGGGTTCTTTTCATCACGAGGGAGCACTGGTAAAGTCTCAATAAAAGCTGTGCAGTTAGTAAAAACGAATAAAGCTGGCTTCTCCCGAGGGAAAATAGCGATAACTTCACCTTTTTCATCTTTCTTCACGTTGGGTCCAGCGTTTCTGATACGCTGTCTCAGCTGAGACCAACCTGTAACACGAGATCCAGGACGTTTATCGGCTGCGTTCCACATAATTCCAGGATAAATGTTCCCATCATCCAATCTTACTTTGGCTTTCATGTCCGTGGCGATACAATTTCCGTTTTCAGCCGCAAATATCTGCGAATCAGCAACACCTGCTTTGACGCGACACCAAGTTGTTCCTCTTTCTCTCCAACCACATTCCATTTCTTTCTTAACGATACCTTCGGAGATCTCTGATGCCAGAATATTAAGCCCTTCGTTCGGACGGTTGTCGTGGCATCCATACCATTCTCGAATACGAAATACATCTCCCCGAATGGTGCTTCGCCAATTTCCATCCCGTAGCTGTACGTCTTCTCCATTGCTGATTGCCCACCAGCCCACAGAGAAAGGCTTGCTCGCACCCCAGTCAAAGCTCCTAGTGATCTTCCAGTTATATGGAATATCAAACGGTAAGACAACATTGTACTTAGGATCCCATACATCGTCAAACATTCCTCCAGACACGATATCCCATGAACCATCTAACCAAGCCTTCTTCTGGGCTTCGTTATCAGCCGATGCAGCAATCTTCTGTTTGTATTCTGGATCTGCTTCAAGTAGTATGAGGTTCTCATCAATGTGTGATTTTATGCTGAGACGTGGAGGTTCTTTCTCACCATCTTCATCCATAATGTCACGACGAACTATCATGTTTAGGCTCTGCGGTTTGAAACGGTTCTTTACCCAATTATGACCAGGACCCGAGGGGTTCGTGGTTGCCCGACACATGCGTGGCATACCCTTCACAGAGGAACGGCAGGTAGACATCATTTTCTTGTAGCCTTTGGCGTTAGGCCAGTTACAGAGTTCTTCCCAGCCAATCCATGGATATTCGTGACCGTGATAGTTATCATAGTCATTTTCTTTTGCGAATTGTCGCAGAAGAAGCTGCTCACCAGTGGGCCAAGTCCACGTATGTTCGGAGTGGTTGAATTTCGCAGTAGGCCAAATCTGCGGTATCCACTTTTTTGTCTTCGAGATAACGTCGGTCAATTGCTTGTAGGTCTGACGAAACAGAATTCCTTTCCACCCAGCACCATGTCCTTTACCAACGTGCATACAATAAGACATGAGGAGAGAATCAGTTTTCCCACCTCCACGTGTCCCCTCAAACAATACCTCAAAGACAGGGGTTGAAGACAAGAACGCTTCTTGCGATCCAGGCATAGGTCTCCAGACTACATTCTTTGGATATGATTTCGTTTCAGTTTGCATGGTGAATGTTCTTTCCTTAGCTTAGGCCAAACCCTGCACGAACATCGACAGCCTGTAATTCGGTCAGTGTGGTTGCGTTTGCAATTTGCAGATAAAGCCCGCGACGTGCGGCGGTTAGCCCCCCATACATCACTCGGTATTGCGCCCGCAGCCGAAGGATTTTCTCGGCCATTTCTAAGGCAGTCTCTCCTGTAGGTTCGCGTAGCGTGTCGATCAAATCATTCTGACCGCCTGCAATCACCTCTTTGGAGGCTTCCACCTGCTCAGCCCAACCTTCGCGTTCTTCAAGAGGGTAGGCTTTGCTTAGAGGTTCCATCGCCTCGGAATAGGTACGGTTGACTTCGTGGTTCAAGGCGGCACGGATATCCTCAATAGTCATGTCCGAGATGGTCACAGTGCGCAGAACGCGGTCAGCCTCTACCGTGTCAACGCTGGTCGATGTAGTGCGTGCGGTTGTTGAGTTGTCCACCGTTACTACAACGATAGGAACAAGCTGTTCATCACCATAGACACCAGCGGTAGGGGGTGAAACCGTTTGGCCGTTCCCAAACGTCACGCGACCTTTCCCGTCGTGGTAAGTGCCGATCACTTGACCGCCTCTGATGTGTGCAAGCATTTGTCGCGGCATTTGTCGTTCCTTTATGTAACATTTGTTATGCGGTTTAGCCTAAAAGAACAGCTACTTGTGGGGCTTGGGATAAACGGTTGTAACTTGTGGTTATTTTCCCCGATGTGGTCTGACCGTTTTGAACCGCTTGGTACGCTACTCCTAGTCTGTTGCTGCCCAAAATTTCCGTGGTTGTTTGATTCCAAAACGGTAAGGAGGTGTTGTATGCCTCAACAGTAATTGTGGTGGACGAGGAAGACTCAGCATAAATAAACGAACCAGCAACAACCGCCATTTGATCGTCTGCTGTCCCTGTAACTACTGCAAGATCGTGAGCGGTGGGGCTTGTCTGTAGACTTGTTGCAGCTGATAAAACTGACGGTGATCCCGTGGACTTTCTAAAGGATAGCATTTGACCGAGAAAGCGATTGCTTGATACCTGTCTAAAGTTAATTGAAGACCCTAAATCCCCAGCGTCAGCTACTTTTGTGAAAATAATAGTTCTTTGGCTGGTGGAACTAGATTCCTGCCTCTCGACTTGCTTGGTCCATCCCGTAGGGGTAAGTGTGGTGGATCGTGACATGGTGCTGGCAACAAGTAAATCACCGACAACCGTTCCTGTTGGAACTGAAAGCGCGCAAAATATTGATACGTCGATACGGTAATTGCCCGCAGCCACAAAAGAAACTGTGCCACCCGCAGCGGCGTACCTTCCGCCTCTCATTGGTAAAATCAGGCTCACGGTAACGCTTCCACATTAACCGTAGAATAGTCCGTTCCACCAATGTTCAAGATCGTCATTCGTAAAATGAATTTATCACCGTCAGTGGTTGTTAGAGAATCGCCAGAAACGTTATCAATTGCCGTTGTCGTGACTGGCCCCGCGCTGGCGTTGTTTGTCATGAAAATTAAAATGTCTGTTGCAGTGTTTGTCGCTAGTGTAGGGGCCGAAAGTGGAAACGCTCCACCGTTGACGATCTGTTTATAGTTTGAATCAGTTGGTGTTGCTGTGACGCTTGGTGTGTAGGTTGTGCCACCGCTTTGAGTACCATCATCAGGCACAGACGCAGTGAAACCCGCTGTGAGGTTGTCAGGCACGTCAGCTTTCAAAGTGTCCGCGTCATATGCTTGCACGTTAACACCGATTTCAAGACCTACGTTTGCCCTAAACAGAACAAAATTCAGAAAATCAGAGCCGTTGTTGCCACGAAGGACACAGCCGGACAATGCACCGTTACTACCACCGGAGAGGCCGATTGTGTATTCAACAAAGTCGGTCAGGGTGTTGCCACTAGTGTTTGAAGCTGTACTGCTAACGAACCACCACCCAAAGAACGTTGCTTCCTTCAGGACGGGGTTCAGAACGTATTCTTCTAACTCAACGCCAGCTTTCGCCAGAGTTAAATCAGCATAGTTGCCTTGACCGTACTGCAAAACGAAGTTGCCACTGGTGAAACGGTAAAGCCTGTGACCTACAAAAGTTCCTGAACCTAAAGATATCAGGCTTCCGGCATTATCCCAGACCAGAGGAAGGTCAGTGTTTCCCCCTGCATCAGTAGCATCCCGCAAGGCCAAGAAAAATTCAGCATTCGTCACTTGGTTAAAAGGAACTGTGTTTGCGTTAAACACGTTACCTGTTGCGCCAATCTTGACTATCGATCCTTCTGTAGCATCAAAACCCATGTCACCAGCGCGACCGGTAATTATTTGACCTTCTTTTAGCGGTACACCGTTAGCCACAAGAACTCGAACGATATCTCTTATCGTGTTCGCGTAGTGGCCGATTGTATTACTGGTGTATTCAAAGCTGACAATGGTGGAAGTTGACGTGTCCACAGCGATCCGCATAACGAACAGTTTACTCTCCCAGTCTAGGTGGGTCGGAAGGGTAGTCTGTTGCTGCAAGGTGCCTGTGTTATCGACATAAACCCAAGTGGATTCCTTCGTTAAATCTGCAACGGTAACACCTACAGCACCCGCATAATCTATCCTGAAATAACCTGTAGATGTGTAAATTTCACCTTCAATCACTGGTATAGTGAAAGTTGTCCCACCAACCACTACTGATGCCGTGTCAAAATCTTTAGATATCCCTGTACTTCGCGCCTTCAATAATGCGCCATCAACATCATCAAAAAACGTTTGCACATCAGTGCTGACAGCAACCTTCAGGTTAGTGTCGTCAAGTGTCATGTTTGCAACGTCGAAAGTTGGCGTTGCCCCACTCACTAGGCTTTGGTCCAGCGCCTTCACGTCAATAATTGACACCAGTTCCGAATCCATCAACGCACCAGCCGCTTCAACGGTTGTGGCGTTAGTCACGTTCGCACCGTCTGCCACATTCAGGGCGGTTAGAAGTGAACTTTTACTGATAGAACCTGTCAGCCCTACAACAGCTTGAACAGCGTCTGTCTGATCATGCTTAGACCAATTTCCGGTGAACGTGGTGGCTGAAGCATCGTCTGTTGTCGCAACGATGTTGTCACCGATTGCAAACGCCACACCGTCGACAATGCCAGCAACGGAAACGTAATAGAACCAACCTGTTTGAGCCAATCCGCTGCCAGCAAAACTTCCTGAAGACGCGTCCCAATCACCCTTGTAGACCATGCCGTTCGCAAGTGCAGCAATGTCAATTTCCATTTGGTCAAGGTCGACCGCTTGTGAAACAGTGATATAATCTAGCTTAGTTTCATCGCCCAACGTGAAACTTGCTGTCGTATTATCTAAAACGGTTGACCACGCCTGAACGGTTGACCCAATATCAGCACTTTGCAACGCGCTGTCAGCAAGGGAACCTTGTGAGCTTGAGGCAATGCCAGACAAACCTGAACCGTCACCGTCTATTGCCAGACCGCCGATTGTAGCTAGGGCAGTTTCAGGTAAAGGCACGTCAGAAAAGTTGTTGGTGGCAAGTAACGCACCAGCAACACTACCAGAAGGGCCTTGAATTCCTACTTGAGAAACTACAATAGTAACTGATTCTGGAGAAGTGACAACTATTGTTTTATCTGACATGTACCTCGACCCTTTCACTTGCTAAAGAGGTTCCATCTGAAAGCTCCACCTGTAATCGTAGATAATACTTCCCGACAGTAACCATAGAAGTACCTTCAATAGTTATTGAGGCTAATCCGTTTGGGCCATCTACGAGTGTCGTTGTGCATTTTCCGTTGAGATCACCAGAGGCTTCAACTACCACAGGAGAAGTGATTGGAATAGCAGCCTCTGCTTCGTCTTGAAACAAGAATTGCAGAGTTGCATCTGATCCACTAGTGATAGAAATAATGTCCATTTTATCCTCGTTCTGATAAAATTTAACTTAGCATTTCTTGTTCGCACTAGCAAGCCTAAAACTTATCGAGACCTATCCGTGTTGCAGCCCTGACAGATAATTCTTAGATTGTCAAGATTGTTAGTTCCTCCCTTGGACTTTTCTAAGATATGATCGAGACTAGCCATTCTTCTCGCTTGGGCTTTTCTTCCCTCTGGATCTTTGTTCCTCTTTATCTTTTCTTCATGAATTGGAAAGTACATTCTTTCCCCACAGCAAGGACAGAAGAATTCTTTATGAGCCCAAGCGCGAGCCTTCATGCGGCTTCCCGCTCTCATCGCTGTTTTATGAAAGTCTTTCATAATACGCTCCCATCGTTGCCGTCCCAATCGTAGTAGACCATACGACCGTTTTCTCGTTCTACATGTGTAGATACGTGATGCCAGTGTGATTTCATTTCGTTTGTGACCACGGTATCGTATTTCACCGGTTCATAGATAATCTTAACCTTAAACAAACCTCGAAAATATTGTCTGTGTCCTGAAACGGTGATGTCGGACACAACTCGTTCACTTTGCATCAGTGTTCGATAATCATAAGAGCTCAGCTCGAGAACGTGTTTACCTCCTGTCTTCATGTCTTCTGTTTGCATTGCTTTGTGATATAGATCGTTGATTACTTGGATCATTTTTATTTCCACCTAAAAAATTCAGTTAAAACATCTGGGTGTGATGGCAATGGAGCAAAAGGTCGTTCAACTCCCCACGGACCCAAGAACGCTTTACCATAGCCAAGCGACCACCCATTGTGTGCTTGTGACCACTTCACGTGAACCCACTTGCCGCGATGAAACGCTAAACACTCGACACCATCTTCACGATCAGTAAGAGGGACTTCCCAAGGTTTGTCAGTCATCTCTCTGCTCCCTTCATATTTATTTCGGTAATCTCAGCAACGACGCACTGAGCTGCACCCTGCATAGAGTATCCACCAACCAACCCGACAACCGAGTAAGCTGCGTCCCAGTTTTTGTCTACGTAAGTACACCCGATACCCTGAACTTCTCCGTTTCGAGCTTCTTGCAGCATCCTTTCTAAAAACTTGATGACTACTTCGTTCGGTTCAGTTACGACAGGTAAACTGTGATATCCCGGTCCTGATATTACGTTGTCACTCATTTAATATCCTCTATTTAGAGCAGTGACAGCTGAAGGTTTCCTCAACTGCCCTGACAAAGCTTCCAAAATCGGTGCTTGCAGATCCATGAAGACAGATCGCATCAGTGAGTGAAGATCTGTCTGGAACTCAGCAGCATCTCTCGGATCGGAGGGTGTCCATCGTTCTTGGAATCTCTTCATCTTGTGATTTAATGCGTCGCTCATGGTATTCCTTTCAATATTGTACCCAAGAGGGCAGGCGCGTGCCTTGGTCTAAAAATCCGAAAATGGTTATCTAAAGGGACCAGTTCCTAGATCATCTAACTGATCTACTTTGTCTGTATGGCGACTGTTTCCCATTAGTTCTCCACAGCGATGGCATTGTCCAGTGTGGACATCAAAGTCTTTGCTCTCGCATTTTGACTTGTAGGCGAAAGTGTCTTTTGCGACTTGTGTTGGGTCGCACGAATCGAAAGTAAACATGTCACCTTCTATTTTGGTTATTTCACATGGTCTTCCCTTGTTGGAGAAAACGAAGTCACCAACTCGCAACTCACTGGCAGGATAGAACTTGGCTTGAGTTATTTTGCTCATACTTTCAGCCTCAGTGAGGTCTATTTGGTTGTTTACCATTTCTGAGTGGTAGATCAGGTCTTCGCAGAGTTTGTTTCCTAGCTCATTCAGGGGCGGGTTGGCATACTTTTTCCGATCTATCATGGCTCCGGCTAGGATCTTGAGTTGTGTCGAGCTCATCTTTACGATTATGTTCATGGTTTGTCTCTTTTTTATTTTGGTATTTTAATCGGTGTTTGCTAAGTCATGCTTTATAATGTTAAGGGGGTGGGGTTGGTGTGACAAGTGGTTTGTGTCGCTTGGGATGAGGGGATTACGGAGGATGGGGTCCAGCTCTGGGTACGCGAGAGCCTGTACCAAAAATGCCACACCCTGCCCGTTGGTGGGGGCGGGTTGCATAATTGCAACAGTAGGGCAAGGCTTGCGCCCTGCCCCTTGTGCCTTGCCCGTTGCCTTACTTGCTAGGTGCCACCAACCAGCTTTGCGCCACGTTGCTAGCCCACGTGGGCATATTGTGCGCGGCCCAACCACCGCGCGGGGGTGCTATGCTGCTAGCCGCTGCACCCGCTACCAGCGCGGCGCGGTATGCTGCCAAGGTAAAGCCCTTGGGGTGCGCAGTGGTAAGCGTACGGGCAACGGCCTGTGCATAGCTGCGGTGTGTGCCACCGCGCACAGGTGGCATTGTGCCAGCTACAAAAAGCGGTGCCTGTGGCGCTGCCGCTTGTGCCGCCTTAGTACCTGTGGCGGCTTTGGTGGTTGCAACTGTGGCGCTGCCCGTTGCTGCCGTTGCTTTTGGTGCGGTGCGCTTTGCTACGGTTGCTTTTGGTGCGGTGTTTGTTTTGTTGGTAGCCATTGTTAAACCCCTTTAAGGTTTGGCGGGCAGTTGCGCCCTAGGCCGTGTGCGTTATTGCTTGGCCTTGCATACACCTTACATATGCGGCCCGCATAAGCCAAGTAAAAACGGAGCAACATTATTGCGTTGTTTACCCTGTTGGCGCAACATTAATACGCGCAACATTGTTACCCGTTTGCGCAACATTATTGCGGGACCGTGTGGAGACCGAGACCGAGAGAAAGAGAGACGGTTGGAGAGATGGAGATTCCGATGGACGGACTCGGCGAAAACGACGGACTCGCCGAAAAGAGGAGGAGGATGAAGAATGTATAAGAAGAAAAAGAAGAAGAAATCTAAATAGAGACGCCGAATCAGACTAGCTGACTCGGCGAAAATCTTTCGTATTAGGTGCCGTGTTGCACACAGATTTCTGTAAAGAGATCTGGCTCTCCACAAATGCCGCTGAGCACGTCTTCGTAAATGCCAAGCGCATCTTTTTCACTCATGGTCCACCGGTCCCAGTCAGTCATGGCCCCTTCGTTAAAGTACCAAGTGATATCGAAGGTTCCTTCTTCATTCTTGGCAACTTCTATAACGTCTTTCCCGTGGTTTGGCACTGGGCTTGTTTTGATAATCTGCATTTTATTTCTCCAAGTTGTGTGGTAGCTATACCCTACATTAACTTAAAGACAACGCTGTGACAACATCTGCTTGTCTTGGGCTTACGACTGATCTCAGAGATCTCAAATGGCAGGTAGGAAGAGGAGGATGAAGATGAAGACATCCTTATTTCGACACCGAATCAGACTAGCTGACTCGGCGAAATTTGAAGATCAGCTCGCTGTATCTCGGGCGCTGAGAAGCCCAGCAAAGAGGATGACCGCTTCTTCTACGGTCTGCATATGTTCGTTGAGTTGGATTTTCTCACCATTGACGGATTGGATCTTGACATATCCATCTTCTACGTCTAAGACATAGTCTGGGGCGTAATCTTTCATGTCTGCCTTTGGTTTCACCAGCGCCACGTTTGTAGTAGAATCGTACCATGCGAAGAATGTCATTTGGTAGCCTTTCGGTTTGGGTTAACGGGTTATGCCCCACCATGCCACGCACGGTAGGGTGTGACTAACTCTATTTGTCTGCTAGGATACGGATCATCCATCTGTAAAAACCAACTCGTTCTTTCAAGGAAACAGATTTCCCTTGGGCAAGCACAAAGTTTCTTGTGGCAAAATCAATTCTAGGCATGTTGGTATCTCCAAGTTGTGTGGTAGCTATGCTTTACCATGCAACAGGCAGTGCGTTGTGACCAGTTCTATTTGTCTGGGTCATACGACGATCTACGAGATCTCAATGATCTTATGGAAGATGAGGAAGATGAGGAAGATGACGATGAAGACATGGAGATCGAGGAGGATGAGGACATACTCCTGCAGACACCGAATCCGACAGACCCACTCGGCGAAAATTAATCTTCGCTGTCTTCATCGGGAAGCCCAAGAGGAGCAGGAGTTATGTCTGTCGCCGCTCCAAATCTTGTCTCCCAGTCATCGATGCTCGCTGTTTCAGCTGGAGCAACTAGAACTCCACCAGTGTGGCTCACCGCGATCTCTTGTTTGTCACGGTATCCCTTGTCGTGCTTCTTGAGTTCCAGTTCGATGAGGCGGATAGGATAGATCGTCTCTTTGCCGACCAGTCCACCGTTCCTGTCGTACGTCTCTTTAATCGTACCATTGAAGAGGAGGTTCTGGTGATGCCCAATCAGTTTGTCTTTATACTCTTCTTCCTGCATGTAGAAAGCCTCGGCGAATTCTTCATCTTCTTCCATGTGTCGGCGAACTGTGAGAGTCGATACTCCGGCGGCTGCTGCGCTCTCTCCCATCCGTCCCCATTTCGCATACTCTAGCAAGAACACTTCTTTCGCCTTCTCATCAAACTTGGTGCGGGACATACGGATCGCTGTTCGCCACTCGCCTGTGACTTGATCTTGAACGTCGTACTTGACGACCTTGGATCCTCGGCTGACGAGGGAGCGTGGGCGACGTCTCATCGCAAAGCTCTCGTCGTACTTCTGAGCGTAGTCTGTTTCGTCGTTGTCTTGATTATCATTGTTCATCTTGTTCATCTTGTTCCTCACCAGCCTGCGTACGAGAAAAGATCATGAAGATCTCCCACTTAATTTATAGCTCCCCAACCCAAGAAGAGCAAGCACAAACCTCTCAGTAGAGTCAAGTAGAGTCAGCCCCGTCCTCCTCACTAACCTCCAAGCTGTTGTTTTTATTAGTATAATCTATATTTTTTATATATATAATAATATAATAATAGGTACTCCCCTAACTTCCTAGCAAGCTACAGCCGCCGCAGCCCACGGCTTCCTTTTGGGCTCACCCCCTCTATTATGCGTTAAGACGTTAATCTGGCTTTTTAAGTGTTGCATAACAGACCCTTAACTTATATCGTTTAACACAAGGCAACTCGCCTGACTCCCCTAACTACAAAGGACTATTTATATGGAACGTTTTCACATCTGGAAGCACCAGCCAATAAGAGACAAAGCAAATCAATTTCAATATCGTACTTGGCCCAAAGAAGGTAGATACATAGTCAGTGCCGTGCCGAACGTTATAGTTCAAACGGGATTATATCGATATTCTTTCACATCAGACTGGTCACCGATGGTTGGAGTAGCTGATCTGCATGATTGTTTGTTTGGAGATATTTTCGAGATTTCTAAACGTCATGTCGGAGGCACCATTATAAGATCAGTAGGTTACAATGCTAGAAAGTTGAAAGGTGCGTTAAAAGACGGGACTAAGGCTGTGCAGACTTATTGCATTACGAACCCTGAAGACCTAAGATATGGACTGGAATGGATGATCTGCGCATGGCTACCTACATTTTTAAGAGCCACTGTCGCGCAAGAAGAGTTACCTGTTGGGCCTGAAGGATATGCTGAAGAACTAGAGATGATGGTTAATCTTAGCCACGAAGAATGGTATGAGAATTTTGTGGAACCCTTGCTCTTGGGCAAAGTAAAGTTGAAAGAACCAGCTTGGGATAAAGTTGATTACCCAAAAGAAGGAATGGGACGATCGGTTCCGAAATCACGTTTGCCGAAAGATCTGTCATGAATAAAGATCGTAAATCATTGGAACTCGCTGTGGATGCTTTGAATCGTGAGTTGGCGAAATGGAATCAGCCTCCAACTGTGACTGTTGGTATAGATAAAGAAAGTGGAATACCAAGAGTTTTCGCTTCTAGATTTATTCCACCAGAACCTGAAACTGATGGTCCTTTCTAACCCTCGGCCTTAAAGGATTAGACCTCTCCTCCGTTATGTGACAATGGAAACTCCACCCTTCCGATACATCGTACTCTGCTATCTTAGCGCCACATTCATAGGCGCTGGGGTAGTATCCCAAAGGAACAGCGTAATCACTTTGAGGAAAGAGCGCATAGAGGAGAGTCCAGAACTTCATTCTATCGGACCCACAAGTTCAGCCCAATGAGTAGGTTCTTGCGTGGGGCGAGAAGCCCACCATTTGCCATGTCCTGATTGCCCCTCACCAGGACGCTCGTTGATTTTGAAAACAGGGTTTTTCTTTTTATCTCCTGGCCAATATGTTTGAACAGATTTGTTATAAGGTGGCATTTCGTCAGCACACTTAATCCAATTGTCTTCTACAATCTCGACATCACAGATAGCCTGTGTGTATCCACTGATATAACTAGTCGGACTACCAGATTCAATCACCAGTCTGTTCACGAGAAGCAGTTTCAACCGCTCTTTCAGTTTTTCTGACAGTTTCAATTCAGACATCCAACACCGCCTTCAACTTCACGCGCAACAATTGATCTTTATGCAGCGCTTCCGCTTGGGTCATATACAAAGGAGCGGGTTTGAAATCACCTGTTTTAGCCAATCGCCGCTCAGTAAGAAAAGCAGCCTGTTGCAGAATACGAGCCAGAGAAAGCGTCTTGGCCTGAGCATTCAGTAACGAAGCTTCGTACCGAGCTTTTTCACGCGGTGACAGACTTGCGTTTAATACAATTTTGATCATCAGTCTTCCTTTATTTTAATGAAACGAGGTTTTCCATCTTCATACTTGCCGTTGAAATTTGTCAAAGTGCGAACAAATAAGGTGGGTGTTCCAGAACGATTGTGAAGTACAGACCATTCATCGGTATCACCAAACCACACTAACTCAGAAACTACGAATAGTCTTTGTGTTTTGGTATGCATGAAAGTACGACCAATCATGCTTTCTAGATTGTCGCTAGCTCGCACCTTTTTACTGTCTAATTGGCTTTTACGGAAGTTATCTTGCATTGTTAGGACCTTTCTGGTTAGGTTTAAGGTAGGGCAGGGCGTGCCACGGTAAGCAGCGCGTCCTAAGAGCCGTCTGAGGCGTCCCCGTTTAGCTCAGCAGTTATTTTGTGCACCAAACCAGTGCAAAACATGCGCAGATCTTCCCGCTCGCGCAGTAACTTTTCATTTCGAACAACCAACTCATCAATATACCGGATTGCTGCTGTGAGAATATCACTTGGTTCTAATATCCCAGTAATGACGAACTCACCATCTCGGATTTTAGCCAGACCTGCACAGATTATATTATTTTTCTCCATCAGCTCTTCCTCTCAACAAACGCCAGCACGTCACCGCGACGAACCTTGCCAAGATATTGAAACTTCTTGCGAGAAGGCCAGTAATCCAGCTTTTTACCGGCGACGATACGTGACCAATGAAACTCGGTATGTTTTTCCCAGCCTCCATCATCGTTCTCGATCGCATCGTTCAAGAACCTTATACAATCAGCTTTGAACTTGCCTTTCGTGTACACTTTGATATCATCGAATTCCATTAACTTCTCCTTCCAATCTAAGACACAGAAACAGAACTTCTGCATCAGTTGAGTAAGCAACAGCCGGACCCAAGTGGATACGCTCTGCATCTGCTGCACCTATTTTCATGTTCAAGCTTTCACTACGACCATAAACTGATTTGTACTCTGGGTCGTAGAAACCAGCATTAACCACAGTCCAAAATTCAGTCGGTGTTTGGCTGCGATACTCACGGCAGATACCATGAGCAACAACACTGTGAACCAACTTTTCATGGAAGAGAACAGGATGCTTCCCTTTCATCTCATCTTCAAGCATTACATATTTCATACGTTCCAACTTTCAATTACGATTGGTTTCTGACCTTCTGCAATTATCAACTCGTGCATCAACTCTGCACAAATATAAGACATAGCTGCTGATTGCTCTTTGAAAGTTGGAACCTCTTGGCTTCTTTCTTCCACGGATCTCTCATCTAGCACGATCCATTTTCCGGGACCTCCACGAAGACGGAACAGTCTTCCTTCCTCACTTCTACCTATATCCCAATGACCGGTGTTCCGGTAACGAACTGTGAATCCCATACTACGCATTAATCCACCTCATGAGGAAAGCGTTCAGTATCAACATCACCAGTACTCACCAACGTAGTCCACGAAGCGTAAGCCCGAACGTCAGCCAATGAGATCTTAGCACTAAACCAATCAACATGATCTGACCCAAGGAACAGACCCATCCCAACGAAAGCCATTCCGTTCAGCTTCCAGACAGGGCGTCCAGGCTTGAGAGCTCCCTCTTCATCCACCAGCATGTTGTCGCCGTTGGGCAAAATCAAACCAACCTGCACGATACTAACCTCGTGGGCCAACCACGTCATCGTTTTGTAGACTGTGTTGATGTCACCTTTCTTGATGATCACATCTTCAATAGTCTTCATGTACGGATTAACTAAGATACCTCTCATGATGTTCTCTCCAATCTATTCATATCGCCGTTGTTCATGTATTCGCAAGCAATAACAGCAGCGCGATCTGCCAAAGCTACGATCTGATCTGGTGTTAAATCAGTGCAAGAAATAGAGTAGGTTCCACGGCGGTGAAACCAGCAAGTCGCTTGGCAATGAATTACATCATTGACTTTCCAAACGATGAACCAGTTAGTTCCGTCTTGGGCTGAAGGTGAGTCAAAAAACACATCTCCATCAATAGCCCACATAACTTTGTTCTTTTCAGCATCATAAGCGCCTAACAACTGTGGAGTTTCTGTTGCTGAAGTCGGTAGCCTGTCAATATTCATGTCGGTAGCCTTTTTGTTAACCGTACTCAGAGTATAGTATAACTGGTAGGGCGAGACAAACTCTATTTATCCCGCCCAGATAGTTAGCTGGCGAGACTCACTGGACTCATTCCATACATTTTGGCAAAGTCTTCTTCTTTCTTCTGAATACGACTCATCATCACAAGATCGATTGCTTCGCTTTTGCCATGCTGACGACCAGTCAAGACGCGATTTTCAATATTAGACCAATCCATAGTAACCCATCGAGTTTCAAGTTTAGCACTCACAGCATTATCTGGAACACCACCCTTGAAAAGATCAGCTAGTACCATCGGCTCCATCTTATCGAAATCAGCCATCAAGTTCGTGATCTTTTTGTACCGATGTTTGAAATTGCGTTTCGCCGACTTCAGTTCATTCCGATGGCGAATCTTGATCGCCTCGTAAGATTCGGTTCGCTCAACTTCCAGCCTTGCCATTGCCATGTCGGCTTGATCTACCAATGCATCTTTGATCACGTCGTTGTAACTCGTGAGCAAAGCCAGTCCATTTTTAGCATCTGGTTTATAAGTCATTTCTTTCTGTCTCCTGGGTTGCGAAATCTATCCATGATTCCTTCTTCGTGTTGATCTTTCAATCGTTTCATTTCCAATTGCAAATCAAGTTGATCATCAATTAGTTGGTGGATTTCGGTGCGAAGCTCTTCTTGCTTTTTAGGATCTTCAGATTGGATCGCCACAGCAAACCCATCAAGGGCAAGTTTCGTACGATCTGATATCAATGAAGTCAGTTTGATTTTTTTGTAAAGAGCTTCTAAGTGCGGGGCCATGTTATTTCCTTGCGGTAGCTGCTGTTAAAATTGGTAGGGGGACGCAAAAACGCCCCGCCAGACTGTCACCTTGCCGCTGCCGTAGGCTACCACACCAGCCAGCGGCAAGGGACGTCCCAGACCGCTAGTATGCGGTCCGCACTAACCGCGTCTCATAACCCATAGGGCATGGTCGCGGCTGTTTCGTAGGCGATAACGTAAAACAATCCACTGTTTTCCAGATCACTGTTTTACCGTTTCGCAAATACTTCCTCTGTACTTCTCCAGAGGTGAGCAGTCTAACCGTTTTGGTACGGTTATGTCTCAAATCATCGCCGCCAAATCAAGGCAAGAGCGAACAGTACCCGTACCACATTCACTACACCAGTTAGCCCGAGCGTCAGGCTCACATTCTTGGGTTCCTTTGCAAGAAATACAAATCCCAGGAACAACACTGTCATGAACGTTTTCTTCTATCATTTCAAGTGGATCGCTGTGCCCCTCAGATGAAGCAAGCTCTTGCAACAAATTATAATCTGTATCTGGTATTCCAAATTCGTTTAGCATGGTAGCCTCCTTGTTTAACCTGTAACCACTATGCCCTAAAGACACAGCTACGACCAACTCTATTTATCTGGTTCAATAATCTTCAAAGTAATCAAACATGTACGGATCCATAAAATCAAAATCGTCATACCCATGATAATCATGTTCGAAGAACATTTCATTTTCATATGCCTTGATGCGATCTTCTTCCTCATTTTGGCACCAACCATTGTAATCATCATAAAATAATTCAGCCATATCTTCATCTTGAGACTGGCAGTATGATGCGTCACACATCTGACCACAGTACCAACAAGGATCATCATCACCTCGTTGATATTCTAGCAAAGATTGAGCTGTGATCTTGTCTTGCTGGCGACGGTTGATCTTGCGATCACGGCTTTTCCAGTATTTGTTTTTGGTCAATGATATATGACCACCATTGCGATCACGAGTTGCACGATTGATAATAAAATCTGATTTCTGCATTGTTACTGCTTTCTATCTGGCTCTGGGTTATGCGCCCAGTGAAGCAAACCTTGACGCTGACGTAATCTTTTAGTCATATCGCCGTTGCCGTTTTTCAGTACCTGAGCACCGTGACGAGCTCCGAACGAAGACCATCGTCCTATTTGCCAGTGATCGTATTCAGGTAATCTTCTGCCATTAAAATAACGCATGTACCACTGAAACCAACCGAGCGGATCTCGTTCATCAATCCAGCCACGAGATTGCCATTCCCAGCGTGAGGCTCCTACTTTAGGAGCATAGAAATTCTCGCCAGCAACGATCATACCTTTCATGTCTTCTGGGCTTTCGTTGAAATATCCACCGTCAAAGACGCCTATTTCTAGCATCTGCTGAGGTGTGAAAAATGGAGTAAAGGGAGCAGTCATAATGGTAGCCTTTTTTGTTTAACTAAGACTAGCATAAAACAAAGACACAGCCGTGACCAACTCTATTTATCCGGTAGCTTCCCAGTCTTCGTACTCAAACATCTCTTCGATGTGATTCTCTAGGATGATAATTGTTTCAAGACGATTGTATTTACCCAAGTCAGGGCGAAAGAGAACTCCCACCCTAAACTTAAGAGTTCCTTCCATGAGCTCTTGCTGACCTCGCCATCCAGGAAGTCTATCACCCAAGGTAGGCCCGTTGTAGTGACCGACACAAGTGAAAGGCTTCCTGAACTCTTCTGGGTATTGACTCCAAAAACCTACACGAAGTCCAGCTGATATGTTCATGGTGTTAGCCATTCCGGTTCGCCTCTGTTGGTCCAACGAACAGGCATTTTGTCAGTTTCCCACCGTTCACGTAGATATTCTCGATAGGACACTGGCACTAGAAGATGAGAGCAATCAACTCCTTTACCTGCGTTTCTTGCGCTATTTTGAAACGGTAGCAGTTCACCTGATGGAAGACAACTTCTCTTTGAAGCGATGTATGGTATTCTATGCCCAGATGCGTGTTCTTTATCAAAACGTAGAACAAACTCTGCAAACAATTCTAGTGCGTGATTAAGACACCATTCAAAATTGCTGATGTTTTCACGAACCCAGATAGATACAGGGTGGTTGATGTGAGGTTGACCAGCAGTGAGTAGAGTTGGACCACATTCCCAATCTCCGAAAGGATCATGTACTTTAATAGCTAGACTCATCATCTGGTTGCATTCCATGAGAAGTTTACCCACGCGCTTATCATCTAGCGCGTGAGCTGATTTCACTGGGCATTGATCTGTGACAAACAAATTCATTCGCGTTCTATCTCCTGCTCTGAAGCCCATTCGTAGGCGCTGTTCATCACGTCTTGGCCATTCTCAAAGAACGTGGCAAATTCTGTTTCTGAAAGTGTCAGAGCAGGATGCATCAAACTGCGTTCTCTGTCGTAAGGAACATCAATAAGACGCACCTCATGAATCTCAAACACTGCTGGCTCTCCTGGCTCACCTGGATCATTCAAAGAAGGCATTATGTCATCTGTCGGTGGTTCAGTCATAACCAAATCTACCTCACAGAAAACTGATTTGTTCGGCTCTGTGATCCAGAACTCCTCTAACTCAAAAGTTAAATTCAATGGTAATGCTCCTTCAAATGAGCGGTGATGTCTTCAGCTGCTTGATGTAGATCACTGGTCTTATATTTCTTACCAGTGACATTACCCGCAGCATTAGCAAGAGCTCGCTTGGTGGTGCCACGAATGGTCATGCCCGCGCTCGCTATTCTGCATTGCCCTCGCAGTTGGGCGATTCCGAAATGCTTGAATTGTGCTTCTGTGGTAATCATCAATACTCTCCCAACATAACTTCGTTGTAAATAGCTTTCTCGCGACGAGCAGTATCGTCAGGGCTTTCAAGCTGCACAACACGGCTTTCTGGATAGTCTTCGTCAAGCATAGCGTATGCTTCCATACGGGTATTTGCTGTAACATCTGCACCGAATTCGCTTCCGCATTCGTCGGTAAGAACTGCGTGAAATTTAATCATGGTAGCCTCCTAATTTGCTGTACCCCTAGTGTAACCCAAGGACACAGCAAATGACAAGTATTACTTGTCCTGTATAAAACGGGCTATCTCGAAGAACTCGCTGCATGGGCGAGTCCACGTAGTAGTAGACATCGGTCCCTCACCTTTGTAAACAACGACAGGGATCATAGTGCGTTCTTCAATAGCGAACGCTAAGATCTCATAACGATTTTTGGTTTTCACGTGCTGCCAGTAACCGAACTTCGGCACGTATTGTGAACTTGGATCACGAATTGTCATTGTTATCCCTTAACATTTTTGCTCTTTCAGTTATGAAGTCACGGTGTAGTTTCCGTTCATTGCATCCACAACTTTGTGATCTGCATTCCATAAAACCTTCTCGGCATCCTGGATAATCAGCGTTCTTCTGATCTATCTTGGCTTGTTCGATGAAAGGATCATCTAAGTCATTTCTTTTTCTAGCAGGCAAGAAAACCAGAATACCGATGATCACTAGCGGACCGTAGAATACAAACCATTCCATCAAAAAGGCACCTCCACATCAGGAAGCTGTACGAAAATACTTTTATCAATATCCTCTGTATCTGCATCCATCAATACTTTCGTGAGCCTTGCAATCATAGGCTCAGTCAACTTCACATCAAGGAACTTCTCTTGGGCATCCTCTTCAACCCGACTTTCATAAAATGACTTCATTCTTTTTGGTAGGTTAGCACCAGAGTGGAACCGATAGCCTACCATAGCAACCCAAGTGGATCCTTCATCACCGTATCCTATGTCCCAAGGAAGGTCTCCTTCATAAGTCTCTTCATCAACCCTATCCATGATCATATTTAGTTTATCGATGTCTGTTATAGACTGAAGAGCCTTCATGATATAAATCTGGTCTGAGTAAGTGTACTTAGAAGTCCTATCTTCTGTAAGTGTTACACCACCTGTGAGATTGTAAGTGAACATCGTTGGTTTACAATCAGTGACTCTAAGTCCACGGAAAAAGATGTGTTCGGCTGGCTGATTGAAAATTTGAACGTATTCATTCTCGCAGATCAACTCCATGTTATCTGGCATGAAGATGACTTGCTCGTTGTAGGCGTTTTCCATTTCTTCACACTCGATGACAATTCTGGTATGATCTTTATATCCAACAAAACCAAATTCTACATTATCTTGAACTGTAGACCATCCATCTTCATCTCGTGTGTTGCTCTCCAACTCGCGGACAGCCATCCATGGCTCCCAATGTTTGCCGAGCTCTGTCGTGAAAGCCAGCTTCTCATATGACCAGCGTTTTAGCGGGGAGTTCCGCTTTCGCATACGGATCATCCCGAACTCTTTGCCACGGAAGTCTTCCGCTTTGACATAGAATTCATATTCAACCGTACCCAAGAAAAGGCGAAAGGTGCCACCTAAACGCAGTGTCACTGCAATCGCATATTTGAGACCAGTACCAAAGAAACCAATCGGGTTCTGCCCTAGCTTTACATTGATACCAAAAGTAGTCGCGGCTTCTAACGGCATGAGTCCTTCGTTTTCAAAGATAATCATTTATCTTTCCTTCTGATCCTGCTTTTAAGCAGTCTTAGGTTTTTAGTTTTCACGCTCATTTTGTTTTCCCCAAATTTATAATAATCACTATTGCCACTACGATTGCTGCGGGCCAGAAAAACAACAGACAGAAGCCAAACAAGATCCAAAGTAAAACTGTCGGATCGTTAACTTTCTTCTTGTTAGGATTTACTCTAATCCTATTGCGAAGCTCTTCTCTGTGTTTATCTTTCATACCGGAACTCCTACGTATCCATGTTCTACAAAACCATCAGCGAATAATGTAGAGTTAACTTCACCAGAAGTTTTAATTTCGTCGAACCACACGTTAAAGTTCATTATGCTGAAGTGTTTCACAGGTATGATGGGTGTGAACTCTCGAGCACAGACTCTCATAACAAGATCTCCACCATTAGTCTTAAACACATCACCATAAAGCCATTCGTTATTGCATATAAGGTGAACATGCGCTCCGGTTTTCAAACAATTCATTTTGGTAGCCTCCTTAGCTGTAATTAGTATGCGCCATGGAGGCTACCTGTGACAAGTTCTACTTATCGCGTATGTTTCACGGTCTCGAGCATCCGGTGCTGTTTCACCTTGCGGCGGGCCATGTGACGGAATACCTGACGAGTAGGCTCAATCTCTGGATATTTGATCTTGGCGTTCGCTTTGCGTTTTGCAGTCAAGCGGTCGATCGCTCGATACAGACCGTTCCGTTCCGGCTCTGGAGAGTTGTTCGAGATGTTCCAGTTGTTCTGAATCAAAATTTCAGCCTCAGTAAACCCAGACCGAGAGGTTCCAAAGAAAGTTCCTTTCGTACGGAAACGACGTGCGATTTTCTTTGCGATGCGTGACATCAATGACATTAGGATATCCTTTTCGTATTTGATTGTTGACGTGAGATTGGTCGTTGAAGGTTGACTTTACCACCTGCGGCTTGACCTTGACCATAGGCATCCATGTTCGCTTTCATGCTACGAGAGTTACTTTTGCGAAGTTTAATGTCTGGCAGCATGGATTCCATTCCTTGCTCTACAAGTGCCATTTTGATTTCCACGAGATCGTTGCCAGTGCTGTCTGATTGAACCACTCTGCTGTCAATGATTTCTTTGATTTTATCATTAACCCGCTCAGCAAAGCCCATCATGAAGGACCAGTATTGTGTGTGACGGCTCGCGCTTCCCTTTGGGTTCGTCGCAAGGAACTCTTTCCAGCCCCTATCCATGCTGTCGTGGATAAGCCCAAGAAGGAACTCAGCCATCTCGACATCATTTATCATACCAAACATCTTGAGATGCTTCTTGGAGTTTGTGGAAGATGTCCAAGGTTTGACATTGCAAAAACGACCGATGGTCACAGCGCAGTATTTCTGAGAAGGGTGAATTATCTTCTGCTTCTGGGTAAAAGACCCTTCACGCATATCACGTGAGAATTCTACAGACTTGAGATCAGCCTCGGTAATACCGTGCTTCTCCATCAGCTTTTCAGCAATGGCCAGCGCAGCTATGGCTTCATCTTCTGTCGCGCCGCGCTCAGGGATTTTAGCCTTGAGCGCGGCAATCTTTGCGATCATGTCGTCATTTTTCATGGTAGCCTACTCTTCGTCGGTTGGTGTGAACATGCCCTCTAGGTAGTGATCAGGGGCAATGGTGTATCCAAGTTGGATGAAAGAATCTGCGGCCCACGCCCGCAAAAGGTTTAGAAAGTGCGAATCTGCGACCCACGCCCGCAAAAGGTTTAGAAAGTGCATTGATTAATCCTTTGTTTATACTACTTAATATAACCTTAGGACTACCCAATGACAAGTATTACTTATCCTGTCGGAAACAGGTACTTGTCAACAGAGTACGGAGTCAACGCGATCCGCACTTTGTTTGTCTTGTTTGGACTTTCAGCGTAGGCCACGAATCCACCTGTTGCGATGTTATCAAACGGCCATTCCATATTGATACGGCTCAAAATGAAGCTCTCAGAACATTTTCCAGGATTGATGATTTTAAGAATTTTCACAACTTGCTGTAGTTCATGTTCGTAAATTTCTGGCAGCATGGTAGTCTCCTAATTGCTATAATTTATAGTAACTCGGGAATTGGCAAAAGACAAGTGCTATTTATCGCAAAGCGGCGGGGCCGACCCAACTACCTATGGATCGACCCCTATTGCTTTGATTAAAAATCAAGTGCTCATTCAAGAGCAGCACCTATGACTTTCTGACCACTGAGGTTCCGTCAATCTTACCAAATGCGCTCTACCACTGAGCTACCCGCCAGCAGTCCAACGAAAGGGTGTTGGATGGCGGGGCTGGATTCGAACCAACGACTTCATTGTTTAAGAAACCTCTTGTCTCCAGTCACTTTGTTTCTCACATTGAGGGGCATAAGTCTCTCAAATATGAGTCACGGGAATTGATTTCCTCCTTAGAGTTTTCCACCCGCATAGTTCAGTCTCAGTCTCAGTCTATCCCCTATGGGATGAGTTTAGCCTTGGATATATCCGAAGATTTCCTTAGCAATGCTTAGATCTTTGACGTCAACAGTGTTCGCTCGTTGGCGAGCCTTCTTGACAGCCGAGATCATTTTGTCACACCGAAGCATCATAGCCGATTTCTCATGCGGCGTGATCATGCTCGAAGTGTGCGTTGTTTCAATACGAGCAACGGAAACGTCTTCGTTCCATTTCTCCACTTGGGCTGGGTGCTCTTTCGTTGGCTCCACCAGGATTCGTGACTTAAGAGACTTTTCAGTCTTCATTGACACAGTGGCTTCCGAACGATAGGTTCCTTCACCAAGATTGGCGTCTGGTGTCCATTTTATAGACATTTCCAGAGTTGGAATGTTAAGGATCATTTCCCGAACAGCTTTGAGGCGGCTCTCCATACCCAAAAGGAAGGTCGCTGGGACATCTTTGAGGATGATCGCACCATCCACAACGAGGTCTGCTCGAGCACGACCATTGGCTTCTTCAAGTTGCAACAGAGCATCATAGTGGCGACCCACGCTTTTGAAAGCGTGATCAAGCTTGTCGGCGACTGTGGTCACCATCTGCTTGTTTTCTACAGTGTTTTCACCTTCGCGGCTGCTTTCAAAGAAATTCACTGTTTTAGACTGACCACGAAAATGGTCAGGTTTTTTCGCAAACACAGTACTAGTCTCAGTGGTCACAGCTTGGGCTGCGTTGGTGGTGTCAGCCATTACTGCCAACAACTCATGAAGTTTCGCCATTATTACTATCTCCGTTATGTTTAATTCTGATAAGGTATATTAACTTTGTGTATTGCCAGTGACAAATTCTTTTTGTCTTCCAAAATTCATTATTTTAATGGTAGTTCCTTGAGATCCACCAAGACCGTTATCTACGTCTGGGCAGTCGTACGCCCAAGCGTGGAACTGTGGAACTTTTATCCAATCATAGTTATACCACCACTCTGTCGCTCGTTCTCTTTGAAATTTACCCCACGACTCCCGAGCAGTTATAGGAGGTTTCCCGCCCATGCCTTTGAGAAGCTTCTCTTTGAGCTGTTCATGGTTCATGCGTCTACCAGAGCCTTTCTTGTCACTTCAACACCCTCGGCTAAGGCTTTCTTCGCCCATCTGGTTGCAATATATTTGTGATCGTCGTATGGTCTCGGACAAATCTCTACTATCCAATCTTCGGTTATTTCAATTACCATTCCTTCAAAGATACGTCGTCTTGAGGTATCCTCAAACTCACAATCTACTTTAACCCAATCACCAATTTCAGGACAACCTTTATACCGCCAAGGACCCCAACTCATTTGAACATATCCAATTGCTCTTCATCCATGTCTAGGTGATCACGAATCCCAAGGAACTGAGGAAAACGTGGCTTATCTTTCACACCGATCTTAAAGTATTTGATCTTTGCAATTTTACCGACCAACTCATTTCGCCGATCCCAGTAACCTTGTCTGCTTCTTTGGGTAAATCCCTCCCCACCACCAACGCGGCCATCAAAGTCACGACCATCCCACAGTTTCCCTGATATCTCAAAGCCACCAAGAGTTCCTTTGCCGAGCAAGTTCTCTTTGTGTCCAGACCGTTGAGTATTCCCAAGAGCATTTGTCTTAGCTTCGTTGGTATTCTCATTCTCTTCGTAGAAACCTGTGATGAGAACTTCTGTATCTATCCAGCCTCCCTCTTTCATCTTGATGCACTCACACTGCACCGGAGAACCTCGGCCAAATTTATAGTAGGAGTCTGGTCTACGTAGAATAATTCCTTCATGCCCAAGAAGGGTCTGCTCTTCATAGAATTCCCACACCTCCTCCATAGTGTGAAACAGAGTTGTCTCAGCGGGCAAGACTTTGACTTGTCCAACCTTGTTATCAATCCAGAAATTACCACAGATCTCTTCAAAGACTTCCATTCGTTCTTCGAAGGTTCCTGGTTCATCCCATTTATCAAACACATAAAACCGCATGTCTTCATGAGGTTTATTAAACGACATGACAGCAGAGTCTGTGCGAGAATAGCATCCTGAAGCATGTGGATCACCGCAGATGATCTCACCATCTAAGCCTCGCAGCATATCTTTGTTATGGGCAAAGAACGATTGAAGCTGCTCTGATCTGGCAGCTTTCAAAGATCTGGTAGAAGCAATTCCAGAATGGTTCTCGAAAATACGAATTCCATCGTACTTAATCTGTCCGTAAATAGGAAGCTGCTTTGCAACTTTCTCTTCAAAGAATTTTCCTGCTAATAGTGGTTTCATTATGAAGTTTTCCTTCTTTACAAATTAGAATTTTATCAGGTGACACCCACCCGCTAGGAAAAGTGGTATTTCGGAAAATAGCATTTTCTGCTATTGAAAGTAAGCCTTTATCGTTTTCATCGACAGGCTCCCAACATTCACCTTCTGACCATACAGCTAAATGTTTCATTCAACCCTCGCCCATGTTAGAGGTCCATCGTAGTTAAAATCGTCGCCGTTTGCCAACAGCTTGTCTTGGGTTTCATACCAATCATTCCTGTGCTCTTTGAACGTAATGTCAGGAACTGGCTCGTGAAACACATTATTAAACTCGTTAACAAGTGGCAGCAAGGAACATTCTTTGTGGTTTTTGCAGTTTAGCATGGTAGCCTCCAATAAATGAACCTTATTGTAGCACGGTGGCCACCAAGTTGACCAAACCTTTGTATCCCTGCCCCATATGGCGGGGCAGGGAGGGCCTTGAACGCTGTAAGGGTAGGGTAGGTAGGGCAACAGCCACCAGCACGCCCCTAGAGGTCCTAACTAACGTCCGCCACAATATTCACATGGTTCATTTTTGTCAGTTTTAACAAGATCTCCTCCAACCATATCACCTTTGCAATTTACACCACTTTGATTAACATAGTTATTAGTTCTAGAGACAGAAGCGAACATAGTTTTTGAAGTTATTTTTCGTACATACCAACCGATAGCAAATCCTAAGATAAACAACGCTAATTCATTCATTTATTTTTATCCTCATGATGTTCTATAAATTCCCAAGAACCGCTAAAATACTCCTTGATATTAGAGGGAGTTTCTTCAACGGCTTCTCCGATCTCAGAAAACGGATCTAGTCCAGTCTTGTATCCATTCGCTAACATTTGTATCTGCCCAAAACAGAGATCTTCCTGCTCTGGGCAAATGTGAGGTTCGTGTCCACCGTCCATCGTGTGATGTTTGAATACGAAATCGAATATTACAGTGTCGGCGATTTTTAGTTTCTCAGAGTCTCTTAAATAAGGACAATCAAAACATGGTGATGTACAAGCCATTAGAACGGAACCTCCATATCTTCTAAATCAAGTTCAACAGGAGAAGGCCAATCACGAACACCATAGACTTTGTCCCATGATATTCGGCATTGTTCTAAACTCCCGAGATCGTAATGGTATAGTCTTTTCTTAGTTCTTTGGGTTCCACCTGTCCCTTGATCGTACTCCTCTACAGTAACCCGCTTTTGCATTTTGTTTATGTGAGGAATAACACTTTTCAGGAAACGACCCAAGAGAGTGGCGTTGCCTCTTCTCGCAAATTTCCATTTGTCAGCGTAATTAGTGTAGTCTTTTTCAAGCAGCTCTGTCTGAACATCACGCATCCAGCTATCGTGACCTTCTAACACGTAACCGTCCCAGAGTTTGTGATACCACCATTCTTCTTCAACACCCATGGACATCAGCTTCTGTTCATTAAGAGCCTCAGTTTGAGGTACGTTACGAACTTCAAAGTCAGTCATGTCTACATTTTGCAGATGGTAGAGTAAAGCTTCATATCCGCCATTGTCCATTTGGTGGGTTAATGATTTAAAGAATCCTGAGTCTTGTTTACGACCGTCACCCATGTCTAGTACGAAGTAACGGCGCTCGTCCCCTGTGGCCCTGATAACGTGAGGGTCATTCGAAGCCATGATGAGGTGAACGTAATTAGGATAGGGTTCAGTGTCTATGCCTTTGGCTTCAATTGGAATACTATCTTCTGTGATGAGCATTTTGAGAACAGATTCATGTCGCTTATCACCTGCGAAAAAGGCTTCGTCTGCGAACAAGCTAATGACGTCTCGAAGGTGAGCGTTGAAATTGCCAACGAGGTGGGACGGATTTGCGACATGCAGATGGTGTCTACCGAATAATCGACCAAAGGTTCTTGCGAAATAGCCTTTACCTGTACCTTTTCCTCCCCTGAGAACAATCGCAACTTCTCCTGGGCTTGCAGGTGTTTGAACAACTCTTGCCATCCATTTAATGAGGTAATCATAATATCCTTCGTTTCCACTGCATACGTTTTGTTTCAGATGCTCCAAATATATAGAACAGTCGCCGGGAATCGGCTCTACATTAAATCCTCTCCACAAATTGTAAACTCCAGGCTGATCACCCTGAGGCATGAATTTCATGGTGTCATACTGGCGACGCATCCGGTGATTTATCCAATACTTACCCAAGGGAATATGAACAGGATCACCCTTGTCAGTAGAACCGATTTGAATTTGAATGTTACCATATCTGTTACGGACATCTTCGAAGCTGGACATTGTGATACGGCTGCGGTGTAGAACATCATCCTCGATCTCCTCGATGACGCGACACTTGCCTCCAATGTTGCCGATAATTGCGTGTCGGTCGTTCATCATGGTTAGATGAGGATCTTCACTGTACTCTTTAGCCCGCTTGATCTGGCGAATTGCATACTTCTCAGCGCCACCTTTGAGCTCAACAATGCTGCTCGCAATCCCCCACTCGGGGTCGGTCAAAATTGCAAATATGACACCGTCGGGGACATTACATCTGGCCAGCGAACATACACAATCAAACAGCCAAGCAGACCGAGAATTATCACCTTCTTTTGGCTGGTCTGGGTGCTGCCCTTGGGCGATAATAACTTTAACCCTATCAGGAACGTCCCATACGTCCAACTCGCTGAGGTCGGCAATTTTCTCAACATTTCCAGGAATATCAACTTTGATACCGTACTCGCCACCATCATGGCGTCCAGGACCTGATGTCTGGACTGCCTGTGCTTTCTTAAAATCTTCTATTGAATAGGAGTTTTTCTTGTCAAATTCTAGCAACTTTGCAAGTTGCTCGGTGCGGCCTTTTTTGCGTTTCTTTGCATCAGGAACGTTGACTGTCCCAGGAAGACGCATGATCCGGTCTACGTTGTGGCAGTGGTCGCCACCGAACACCTGTTCTAGACGTTTGTTGTAGAGTTCAAATTCACTCCATGCTGTTTCAGTTCCATCTATTCGGAAAGGCTTATCTAATTTCCAGAAAGCTTGATATCCGCCACCAGAGAATATGATCACTGTCGGTTTTTCTATACCTTTTGGTAAACGATCAGTCAATACACTGAGGATACGCTCTCGTTCCATTTTAATGAAACCGTCCATATCTTTTTCGTCAGCTGAGGCTTCTGCTGGGTCTATGTCGACATGCAGCCAGTGAGCTTCAAACATATCTTCTTTGTTAGGTTTTTTGACCCCACTTGACTTCAGAAAAGCGATGTTTGGCTGGTTGACTGTGAAATATATATTGCGATCACCATTGTATTTTTCAAGCCAAAACATGCACTCTTCAATTGACTTTGGCCCAAAAGGTTTTGTGTCAATAGCTTTGCGGTCTGTTTGAATTGAGGTGAGAAGCCAAGGTCCTTTTGGGTAGAACTTCTGTAGGAAATCTATAGCACGTTGCGACTCACCCTTCATTCCAGAAAGCCTCCAGATTTATGGAAGGGGCTTTGCCGTTTTCCATAAGGTTGTACCAGTATCGAGTAATCCCCATTGAATCAGCACAATACTGCTGTGTGCATCCAGAGCGACGACGCATTATGAGGCACTCTTCAGCTTTAGTTAACGGATGAACAGAAGCTACGATAGCTAAACTATGTGCACCTTGTTTTTCCATCTCGCTATATTTGCGGCGCTTAACCCCAGAAATAGCTGCCATTTGTTTTTGACTGAAGCCCATACGACGTCGGTAAATTAAGCTGCATTCTCCTTCAGAAAGTTCAAGAGGCTTTCTGTCTGTAGACCGTTCGGGTAATAGAGCAGGGCTTTTGATATCATTTCTGGTCTCGTCATGTTGTCCCATAGTTTTTCTTCCTTAATCTGCTTTCCTGACCAAAAGAACCAAGATTTCTGAACTTGCGCACATACTAGCGCCAGTCCTCCGCGATGTTCTCTTCGCCAAAGCCAGACTTGCTGCTCTTTGGATAAAGGGTGACCGAATTTCACTGGTTTTGTATCTGCCGTCTTGGGCCAATATCTCAACCATTTACACTCGATCACCCCACCGATAAAAAATACGTCCGGAATTCCTAGTCCTGTAGAAGGGCTCTCGATTGACACAGCGTCAAGCGTTTTAAGCCTTTTAACTAAGTTTGAACGTGAGGTAGCTTCCGACATATCATGAACCTTTATACTAGCTGTTGAGGCGGCAATTGACAACCTCTAGTTATCGGGGAATTGTTACCAGTTCTACACCGGATTCACTGAACATAGACTTAGATATTTCAATCTGTTCTGCCCATCTTTCAGCGTAATCACTGCTTAGATCTTGAGACACAACTCGCTTGATACCATGCTGAATAATCAACCCGCAACAGGAACAACAGGGGAATTCAGTGGTGTAGAGAGTGGCATCCTCGAACCCAAGAAGAGGTCGGTTTCGATGCATCATTCTCGCTGCTGCGATCAAAGCGTCTGCTTCTGCATGGATCACCCTTGGGTATTTTTGGGCACGATCGTTCAGTCGTTCATCGCTTTCTATTACTCCACTAGGAAATTGGTTCCAACCTATAGAGAACACAGCACCTTCAAGAACAACCACTGACCCTACTTTAGTAGAAGGATCAGGACTTAATTTACTTGCATAGACAGCGTGATTCATAAACATTTTATCATCGATACTCATCGTTCAGTTACTCCATCTCTCATCATGTAGGATTTGTAAACACACCGGACCTGATGTTTGCAGTCATCCAGAGCATAGTGGTAAATTCCTTTGCGGGGAATAGTCTTGGTGTTGAGACCAGCCATGTCGTAGACAGTTCGCGTGTCGCGGGTATTATAGAACTGCCAAGGTGGTTTGACACCGACAAACTTACAAGACGCTTCCCACAAAACGCTATCAAAATTAGATCCTTGAGACCAAACAAACTTGAAGCGGTTTTCTTTCCAGAAATTGTTGAAACCATTGACAACAGTTTTCAGGTCCATTTGATTTGGTTCAAGAATTTCTTTAGCGGAGTCACCTTGAGAAGCCCACCATTTGATAGTAGCGGGATCTTTGAAAGCACCACAAGCAATCTGATCTTCTTCAGTAATGTTCTTGTAGAACTCTGCGCCCAAACGAGGAGTTCTAGGATCAAAAGCGACAGCACCAATTGAACGGATGACGCACCCTGCTGAGGTGCCGTAGGTTTCGAGGTCTATCATTACATGTTTCAAGTTATGTTCCTTCGATATGTTGGTGGGAACCATCGGAGGCGATACCCCATTCCCGTTTGCGATTTATCACGAGTTTAGCTTCAACCTCTTTCATTAGGTCAAAGCCGTTCTTTTCGCAAATTTGAATTAGGAAAAAAGCCACGTCAGCACATTCTTCCCCAATAGATTTCTTTCCCATTCCATTAGAAATAGTTGAAACAAGTTCAGCCATCTCTTTGTTACCGCGGATTGCGATTTTCAATTCAGGATTTACTCCGAATTGTTCTTCAGCCCAACCAAGGACCTGTTTCTGTAATGTCATAACTTTCCCTTTTTGATTCACTAATCCAGATCTAACATGACGCGAGCGCCGCAAAATTTTGGATTATTGGTATTTATGTTTTAGATCGTGATATTTCTCGAGACCTTGGGAAATTCTCACGTGTTCATCGTATATTTTCTTAGCGGGAACAAATACATTTTCATATTCTTCCTGATCTTTAGCTGATCTACAAAAAAGCCAAGCTCTTTTCTCCAGCTCTCTTTTTTCATGTTCTTCTCGCTGTTCATCATAATGTCCCATTATTTAATGCTTCCCCAGTTTGGTCCAGTTTCTGTGTCTACTTTGAATGGTACGAGAGGTCTGCACCGTTTCAACACACAATCCCTCATTATGTCACCGACAACTACAGCTTCTGCAACTGATCCGTAGCTACCGTCGGTCTCATCGTGAACCTGTAGTTGTAGATAGGCGTCAGTCTTGTCAATCTCTACCAAGGCAAGTTTAGTTTGATCTGCAGAGGAACCTTGAATAACTCTGTTCAAGGCTTTGTGAGTGTAGTCGTAGGAACCATCGTCTCGTTGTTCAAAATGAAGGTGCCTGTTAAATATCGTCTTGACGAAGCCCTTGGCTTCAGCCCTCGCTGACGCAGCTTTAGCCAATGCTCCAACAAAAGGGGCTTCCCTATCGAACTTATCCAATATCTCTTGTCCCTCTTCACCTGCCATCTCCTTATAATAACCCGTTCCCATATCCATGCGAGCTGACATCGCATCTTCTTTGCTATCGTGGTATTCAATGCGGCGTTTTTTACCCCATCCTGAGATATGCGCCCAACGAGTAGGTTTGCCGATGTCCATGCAGAGTTTAGCTCCTCCTTCTCCGTAGCATAACCCAAGGTAAATAGCCTTAGAGAACCCTCGCTCTAGTTTGAATTGCTTTGGGCTTTGTGACATCCATTTATCGACAATGCTATCACCGTTAACGATACGAGTCATCATCTCGTGGTTGTCTGTGCTTGGGTCTTCACGATAACGCTTTGCTGCATCTCTTGCTTTTGGGAAATCCATAAGCGCCGCAAAATGTGTCGTCCATCTGGGTTCTTGCTGGGAATAGTCATTACAACCCCAAATCGCTCCTTCTTCTGGTATGAAAATCTTCCTCCATTCTCCAGCGATTACAGGGTCTCGATCAGGGCTTGGTTGCTGTTGCAAGTTAGGATCGATCGCTGACAATCTACCATACCGAACTCCTTTTTGCTCACCGTTTTCTGTTTCGGCTGCAATCTGCTTAAACGAACAGTGGATTTTACCTTTCACAGCATACCTACGAATGGATGCAGCGAAAGTTGTCCTGATCTTATTTACTTTGCGGGCATGAAGGATAGCGTTAGGGACAGGGTGGTCTGAACCTCCGAGCAGAGCTTTATCAATCTGTGGTGCTCCGGTCGTAGTTTTATTGAGACGCATACCAATATCTTCAAGAGCAGGAGCGATGAGGTTTGGTTTCCAGATGTTGTCCAACCCAATAGAAATACCTGTCTCTCTTTTGACAAGGTCTAACGCTTTCTTCTCTTCATCTAAGGCCCATTTCTCAATGGACTCTAGTTTTTCAAAATCAATCCGTACACCACGACGTCGCATTCTTACGAGTACGGGGAGAACGTCTGTCTCAAGGTCCCATATCTCACGCAATCCCGCCGCCTCAATCTTCTTTTCTTGCATTCGTAGGATCTCAAGTGGTGAGGTAACATCTTGCTCACCATACGCTCCGACGAAACGGGCGGGTAAGCGCCATAGCCCTTTCTTTGCGTCAAGTCCGTGGGCTTTCGCAGCTTCAATAAGCAGAGTCTCATCTTTAGCATCGATGCCGTGACGTTTGCCAATGTTAGCGAGAGAATATGACCACTCAAGTTCATTGATGAGAGGATCTGCGATTTGCACGTCTCTGAATTTAGCATCTCGATGCCATTCAAATCCGTCGTTGTATCCGTAGTCCACGTCGTATGCCAGATTTGCTCCAACGAATTCCCCTCGGTAATTTTTGATGTTATCTCTAAGGTATCGAAGGACTTCTGTTTCGTCCAGGTTATCACCGCCTTCATGTCGGAAAGGGAGATAATGTTTAGGTCCTCCATCAATAGCAAAGGCCCAGCCCACAGTATAACCGTCTCGCATCTGTCCGGTTCCCAGTCCAGCACTGATTGATGGGTCTCTTGTTTCAGCATCAATAGCTATCCTTTTTGCACCAGCCCAAGAAGGAAGGTCAGAAATGGAAGGAGGTCTCCAGTCTGCCTTGGGCATAAACATTGACATCTGCAGCGGGGACTCTCCGCTATTCCTAGCTTTGGCTTCTTGTTGTTTAGTCTGTTTTGCCATTAAAGATCACCTGGACAATAACCAAATAGGAACGGATGGTTAATACCGACGTCTGAGGACGTGCCAGATGCGGTGGGTTGGGTAGTGGTGCCACCAGCACGTCCGCTACCCCCTGTTTTTTGCCGCTGGGTGGCTGTTAGCGGTGCAAGGGGGCCAAGGGTGCTACCAGCATCTAACCTGCTCTGTACGGCGTCCATATGTGCACTGATTAAGCCAATCAAAACACTGAGGTCAGTATCTGTTCTCCATTGAGCAATACTTAGGCAGAGTTCGGCTTCTACATCTGGTACTTTTGCACTGTTCACGAAATCACAATACATTTCTTCAGCTTTGTCACAAGAGTTTTTGTAAGAATCAACATGAAGACATGTGTTAAGCCATCGACCATTCACATATCCTTCCTTAGCTTTGATCAAATAAGACCGAGCCTTATCTAAGTCTTCAAGGCCATTTTTCTTGTACCAGCGAAAAGCATACTTAGAAGCCGCTGCCTCGAAATAACCGAGGTTGACGTCCATCGCCCAATCCCAGTGCTGATAAGCTGCGGCGTAGTGATTTCCACCTACTTGTGTAGAGTCCATCTTAAGCTCCTTCCATATCTGGCATTGAAAACCAGTTATCTTCTTTGATCAAGTAAAATGCGTTCACAACTTCAACAGCATACAAGTGAGAGCTCTTCAGTATTGACTCTTCAACTCGTTTCAGCTTAGGAGAAATTGCCATGTTACCAGACATAACCTCATCTTTGAGATAGCAGTAGTATTCCAGCGTATCTAAGCCTTTGAACCACTTGTAATCTTCATCACTTAGAGAAACTTCTTCATGAGAACCAAACATCTCTACATTGATTTGGAGTTCAGTGTCTTCTTGAGCGGCGTTGTGCTGGATACCTCTTTTCTTCGCTGGGCTTGGCATGTCGCCTGTGATGCGCTCTGCAAGGTCGTGCTTGATGCAAGCTAGAATAAGATCACGGGAAGCTTTCGGGTGAAGGATCAACAACATAGTAACCATGTTGAAGCTGTGAAGCCCAACAGAGTCACAGATATTACCAGAGCTTGAATGTGATCTCACGACGTTAGCTGCTTCCCGAGCAAACTTAATTCGCTTGACGTTGTCTGAGAAATAGTAATCCATTATGCCCTCCGCCCCAGCCACTCGATACAAGCCTTCTGCCAATCAGTAGCGGCGATGTTCTCCGCTGATGCGATTGCCATTTCAATACGATCAGGATTGCTTTTATCTTTCCACTTCTCCCACGATAGCATCATAGGAACTGCAACTCGCTTGAAGAATGGATCAGTGTAGCCCATCACATTTGCCCCATCATCCATGAACATAGATAGTTCACTGAACCATGTATCAATAGGAGAGTTAACAATGTTGAATGGTTTCACGTTATCGAGCTCGTAATCAGTGAACCCAGCAGACTGAGACAACAAAGGCTCTACTTTTTTCAGTGTTTCGAGATAGGCGTGGAAGTTGGTGCTGATCTGCCAGTAACGCCCAACAGGAACACCAATCCAAGAAGCCATAACTTCTTGCATGAACGACATGTGAACAGCGTTGGCCCCATAGGCTCCCCAGATCATATCGTTACTGCGATTGAACACAGTCATATCAAGATGACCAGCCACGTTGATACGAAACGTGATGATCAAGTTGCAGGGAAAGTCTTTGCCATCAAGACCAAGATCTGCGTGAGCATCCCACATTTGCAGAACAGTGCGACGGTCGTCAGGGTTTTTCTTGAGAAGATCAGCGATGGTAGATAGTTGATCCAAAACACCAATTTCTCTGCTGATACCATCAGGCATTTGTTCGTATTCCGCAAAATGGTTCCGCCAGCGATAACCGTAGGCTCCATGGAAGTTGACTCCATCGTCAGTATAGTTAGCCATGCCATTGTTGAAGCGACTGATCCATTCAACGTCGCGACGACCCGCCATCATCCAGAGGCATTCCATGAAGTGGAAGAACGGATTGCAGTCACGTTCAGGAAGGAACATAACTCTTTCTCTTGGGCGTTCATAGACAGTTGTCACTGGCTCGGGCATCACTTTCACTGGGCCATTACGGCTGTCTCGCTGAACACCAGTTTCATTGATCATATCAACGCCCAACAGAAGGGCCTCTTCTACGTTTCTCGCTCTAACAATATGCATTATAGTAGTACTCCAAAGTGGTTAAACAGTTGATCTTCAACTTTTGTTTTCATTGCTTGCGTCGCAGTTCCCTGGACTGCTTCTGTCTCGCAATTCCCATTTGCAAGATCGATCACACGTTGAGCCACCGTTTTCCGTTCAAACAATGGCAGAAGTTCTTGGTTCGCCTCTATCATAGGTTGGGCTGTCTTGATAGATTGGTTTCCAGTTTCCAGAACGATTTCAGCATACTCTTGGGCATCAGCATTTTCTGGAATGGCGATGTAGTGTTCACCAGCTTGGAACAACTCAGAACCCATGCCTTTTTGACGAGCGACAACCACGCAGCCTCGAATCATCGCATCTACAACTACGCGGTTAAAGTGACCGCCAACCTTAGAATAATTGTTTGACCAGGATGGATCAACAAGCACTCGAGATTCACCGAGATAATTGTCAACTTCAGTTTTGTCCCAGTAATCATGGTGGGTCATACCATTGTCGACAGCGGAGTCCCAGAACTTTGTTCCATTATCGTGGAAATAAGCGTCTTTGCACTTTTCCTCGCTGGTCATGTAGCGATACTCGATGCCCAAGCCAGCGACTTCACGCATCTCATCCGCTTCTTTGCTGGGCATATAGCGGATAGCTTCAACTAGCTCATGAGCATGTTTCCACGCTTTGAAAGTTTGCATGTTTACAAAACCACGAGATTTCCAATCCCATCTAGCATAAGGACGAACAGGATTTTCTTGTGGGTTTAAGATCAATGCTCGTGGGACGTCCGCAAAGGCTGCACCGTTGAGGGCGCAAGGATGAACACAGGCAAGGCCAGAAAGTTTATCCTGAATAGCCAGCAGATGTCCTGCCCCTTTCACTGCGTTACCGTCGTGAACAAACGCAATTTGTTTGGTGGTAGATGGAAGATCATACAATTCAGGCCAGTCATCGTTACCTAGATTGTCTTGGTTTTTGCTTGGAACAGGCATGGTCCAGATGATGAGGTCATACCCACTAAGAATTTGTTTCGCACCACTAAGGTGAGCTCCACCGCGATAAGGGATGCGATTTGTTTTTGAAAAGTTCCAGCCTTTACCTTGATGATGAGGGATACCGCTTGGTCCGAAAGACCAGTCTGCAGTTTTGCGTTGGTCTGGTGCTTGGAACGACCATACGAGTTCTTTAAGCTGAACTGTGTGACCTAGTTCTTTAAGACCACCAATCAATTGTTCGGTGTGATCGATAATACCACCGAGGTCCATGCACTTGTGAAGTGCGACTAATATCTTCATTTGGGTTGTCTCCAACAGGTTATGTTTAACCACCATAGCGGCAGAGGGCGCAAAAGACAAGTGCTAGTTGTCGCCCTCTTCCAGATTATTTAGGTGCTTTGTACCGAGACCTTGGTCGTCCTTGGCCCAAACGGACACGCTCATACTTGTCAAACTCACAAAGTTGGAACTGCACATCGTGAAGGCACATCTCGATATCTGGAATGAATTTGTCACGCTCAAACCATAGCTTCCAGATAACAGAGAACGCTTGATCTTCTTTCAGAGGTTTAGCAGTTTCGTCCCCGAGTGCACGAGCCGCACCACGTCTTGCTCCTGGACCAATAGGCGTCCAATCATTCCAGTCAGTTGGGAAAGAGAAACTTCCGTCGGGACCACCAACATCAGGTTCATTCCAGAAATTAGTGTAAGTAGTATCTAGTAAGATCTCTTTGGTCATGAAGCCAGAGCCACCGAAGCCATTGATCTTCCGCATCTCAGTGGCAACTTTCTCCCAGCTTTGAGTTTCCTTAGCTATCTGGCACAGGAAAACAGTTTTCTTTTGAAGAGCCTTGAGGAAATAATCAACTACTACTTCTTGTTTTGGAGCAGAGATACCTTGGTTCGTGATAACATAGGCACCGGTGAAGACTCGCTGTTTGTTTGCTAGCCGGTCTTGAGCAAGTTCTTTGACTTTATCCCAATGACCTTCGTGCATATCATCGAAGTTTGTCCACCCTACACACTCTGCAAATTCGTATGTTCCAAAATAACGGAACGTCGCAGCATTCATAAGAATAGTTGCAGGATCAGCATCGAATTTGGAAGTGTAGAACAACCCACGGAGGACGTTGCTGGTTCGGTCATGATGTCTATGAACATTGGTGAATTTGTAATCCCTCAAGATCTGGTCTTCAGTCCAGGGAAATGGCAAATCCGCCAGCTTTCGCAGGCGGATCTGTTCGCGTTCCTCAACAAAGCTGAAGAACGCTTGTGTCTGAAATTCAGACATTATTCAGCAGCAGCTTTCGCAGCTTCTTTTTCAGCTTTCGCATCAGCCTTGGCTTTGACAGCAGCTTCACGCTCGGCGATTTTCGCAAGTTTCGCAGCTTCGCGTTCTGTTTTCTTGACAGCAGCA